TAGCGGGTTCCTTCTCAACGAGCCGCACCCGGCCAGGCCGAAGATTTTGTTCGAGCGGCACTGGTTCTACAAGCTCACGCCAGAGCCTGTAAGCCAATCCCGCCCCGATCTGTCCAGCCAGACACCCGGCGGCTACAAGGGTGGGTCTGCGGAATGGGACCGGCTCAGGGATGCTGCTGAGTTCGATCTGCCGAATGCGCTCAGGTCAGCATCCTGGGGTTTGGGACAGGTGATGGGGTTCAATAGCGAAGTCGCCGGATGTTCAAGCATTGAAGAGTATATAGTCCAAGCTTTCAGTGGTGAGGCAGCGCAGTTTAACCACATGCTGAACTTCATCGAGAACAACCACCTGATGGATGAGCTTCGCCGTGGCGACTGGCGCGGGTTCGCTAAAGGCTACAATGGGCCGAACTACGCACAGAACGACTACCACAACAAGCTCGCCAGAGCAGCGGCGAATAGCAAGTTCGCATGAGCCTGCTCAAGTACGGATGCCACAACAAAACGCCGCGGGCGCACCCGTGGCGCAAGGAGATCAGAGACGTGGCCTGCGGGTACGACTTTCGGATGGTAGACGACCGTTGCCGGGACTGCCATCGCGCTAGAGATGAGACGCCGCTTGACCAACTCGCGGCATTGGATAATCGGCACACTGCTGACGGGATAGTTAAAGATGCCACTTGAATACGACCCGCAGATCGTCCCTCCGAATAAAGCGTACATTTCGGACCTGATATCCGATTGGCCTGAGGGCACTGATTACCCAAGCGACGGCGACGACCACATACGCGGCATCAAGAATGTTCTAAAGTTAACATTCCCGCTGCTAGACGGACCGGTCAATCTGACGCCGGACCAGCTCAACTACGCAGCGGTATTCCCGAAAGACACGACGTGCCTGTTCTACCAGCCGACCCCTCCGGCTGGATGGATTCGAGTTAATCCGACCACCGGGACCAGGATGCTGATCATTACCAGCGCAGAAGCAGGAAAAGAGGGTGGTGGTCCTGATGCTCCAGAGCTGAATAACAAGGTTGCGAGCCACACGCACCCGGTGAGTGGAACATCGGCTGCGAACAATCGGAGTCATCAGCACTATATGGACTTCGGGTCAGGAAACCCAAACGTCAACCTGAACCACCAGCACGGTGGTGAGACCCTTGGTGGCACAGGTCAGCATGGGCATTATTATTTGGATACCGCAGTCGGGTCTGTGGCATCACCTGTGGTTGGGTATGGAGGCTCATTCGGCAATGTCCCGACTTGGAGGATAACAGGCGCTGGAGAGGGAGCGCATAGCCACCCGTTGGCTACTGACTTCAGAAACCTAACCCATGCTCACCAGGTTAAAGGCTGGACACAGGCGCAGTCTTCAGACCAAAACCACACACATACTTTCAGTACAACTTCTTCCGCTAATACCAGTGCAGCGAACTGGACGCCACGTTATTCGTTGTGCCTGCTGGCGAGGAGACAGGCCAATGCCTGAGCGCACATGCCCATTTGGTCACACTTGCGGCAGTTGCCTGTTGGAGACTGAGGTGACAAAGGAAAATGTCCAAACTCAGGAGGTTAAGACGTTCCGACAGTGCGCCTTGGTGACGATAGCTGAGCAGGCCGGTGAGCAGGCAAAGATGACCTACAGTCTCGGTGCAGCGATTGAAAGTCAGCGCAACGAGAACGTTAGCGCAGCTCATATGCTCGCCGGAGCAATCAACGCCAACCGGCTGGAGCATCAGCAATGAACAAGGCCGAGCTTGTCAAAGCGGTTAGGCTCTACGCCAACCGCCCGAACCTGGAAGACGAAGAGGTTGATCTGCTGATTCAGACAGTTGAAGGTGAATTGAACAAGGAATTGCGCGAGCACCCGCGGAACGTGAAGCGCGCCTCGATCCCGATGCCCGGGCCTGACGGCATCCTGCCTTTACCAGACGATCTGGTTGGTTTGATCCGAGTGTTTGATAATGCTGGTGTCTACGAGCAGTATCCGATCATTGCAGCCACTGGAACAGATGATTGTGGTGTATCCATAGATCGTGGCTATATCAGCCGCGGGACTGTGATTGAGCTGTTTCCTCACCCGGAGGCTGGCGCCACAGTATATGCTGACTATCATGCTTATCTAAACCCGCTTGTTGGTGGCACTGACATCAACTGGCTCAGCGTCTATCACAGTGATGTGTACCTCTATGGATGTCTGCGAGAGATCGCCGTGTATGTCAAGGATGATGAGCGTCTCAAGGCATGGCGCGGGGAGTTTAATCGTCGGCTTGATGCTCTGAAGCAGCAGGGTTGGAATCAGAACATTGCAGCTTCCCCTATGGTGCGCACACAGTGAGCGAGTGCTGGACAGTCGAAGTCGATCCACCGACAGCCTGGGCTGGCGACGGGGTTGGCACTGGATGCGTCAAAGGTGTGTGTCGCTACGACAATGCTGTACTTGGTTATGCCCTTCTTGGCGAAGTTGAGGGCGGTGGCGGTGCAGCAACACTAGGTGTGCCGTGCGATCCGTATTTTGAGATTCCAGCAGTGACGTATGACGATAATGCCGTAGCAGGCTACGCAATTGCCGGTGCTGCGATTGCCGCCAAACCGAAACCCCTCCGCAGGTAAGCCGATGCCTAAGCCGAACATTGTCGATCTGGAGACCATATTCAATTACGGCAACATCCAGCCGCTGGCAGACTTGGTGTGGGATGTGTTCGCGCATCCGACCATAGATCGTCCTGTCAATACGGTGGAGGAGGCACGGGACAAGCTGGAAGTGGTTGCGCGGGAAGGCGACACAATGACGGGTCCGCTGACGCTGCCGTCAACCGACCCGACACAGGACGACCACGCGGTGAGGAAGGCTTATGTCGATGCCCAATTAGATGCGTTATACCCGGTCGGCAGCATCTATTTCTGCACGGCAGCGACAGACCCGAATGGGGCGTTGCCAGGAACTTGGTCGCTGCTGACCGAGGGGCAATTCCTAGTCAGCGCCGGTGGTACAGGTGACTATGCACTCGGCAATACTGGCGGCGCAGAGGAAGTTACGCTGACCGTGGATCAGATGCCTATTCACAATCACAATTTTGAGTCCCATTCGTATGTAGTATATAAGGCAGGAGCCGGTTCTACTGGTCTTGCTGCTGGCTCTGCTACTGTCACATCTAGCGCACCTTCTGCTGGCGGCGACCAGCCGCATGAAAACCGCCCGCCTTATCTCGCCGTGAACATGTGGCAGCGCACTGCTTAGGAGAAAGACCATGTCAAAGCCTGTCATCGAAGACTTCGCTACTATCCTGACCAAGGAGAATATGGGACCGCTGTTCGACACGGTTTGGGATGCGCTGGAAGCTGCCAATTCTCCAGAAACAGCGCGCGATGCGTTAAGCGTTTACAGCAAGGACGAGACCTATACGCAGGACGAAACTGATGCCCTGGTGACGTCGAAGGTCGAGCGTGATGGCGACACGATGTTGGGTCCGCTGACGTTGCAGGCGGTTGACCCTGCCCTAGATAACCACGCGGCGCGCAAAGCATACGTTGACCGTCGGGTGGACGAGGTCACCAACACTTCAGAGTTCACAGCAAGCGGTTGGTGGAAAGATGAGAAAACCGGATTTATTCTACAGTGGGGTGCCTCTAATGGAGGAGCATCTCCGGTAACAGTCACTTTTCCTATAGCGTTTCCTGTTTATTGCCTATCGGTGGTACTTTGCTCTATTTACCCTTGGGATACCGCGACTACACTATCTCAAGTTGGGTTGACATATCTGTTAGAGAGAAGCTTGACTGGATTTAGAAGCATTAACACTCTAGGTGCTGTTGGGTCTGTTCAAGGTCTTGGTGGTGGTCACGGGTTTATGTATCTTGCGGTAGGTAAATGATGTACAAATACTCACCTTCGACTCGCGGTTTTTACCGTCAAGAAATCCATGGCGATAACATTCCGGCGGATGCGATAGATGTTGCTGATGGAACACATGCTGCTTTGATGGAGGGACAAGCTCAAGGTCAGCAGATCATGCCTGGACCAGACAGCAATCCATATCTTGCTGATCCGCCTCAGTCGTCCCCACCGGTTCAACCGCTTACTGTGCGAGAAAAGCTGAATGCGCTAGGTGTGAGCCTGGATGAACTAAAGCAGGCACTAGCTGAGTAAGAGAGCATAAGATGCCCGTTCAGCGCATTCCCAACCTCGGACAGATCGGCCTAAGCGCCGACGTTGCGCCGACGCTGCTTCCTGATAACGTCTGCACCGATCTGGTCAATGTAATCCCAGAGGACAACAGCCTCAAAACCGTCCGCGGCAATTACAAGTTGTTTGATCTCGACATCGAGCCTCTTTATCACACGGCTTGGAGGGACTACACACTAGGCCCAGGCAATGAGCGGCAGTGGATTGTTGTCAGCGATGGCAGTAGAGTTATTGCGTATCACCTCGCCCCTGATGGTTTCCTCACTATTGAAGAGATCACACCGACTGACGATGATACTGAGACCGGGATTAAGGAACCCTGGACCGGTGGGTTTGTCACGTTCGTTGACCTTAACGGTGTGCTCGTAGTCAATTCTGAGTCTGATGGCCCGTTCTACTGGCCTGGTCCTGCGACCGCGGACGTGCTCCCGCTAGTAAAGTTGCCAGGCTGGGATAGTACCTGGAGATGCAGGTCGATGGCAGCGCACCGGTACTGCCTGTTCGCGCTGCACATGGTCGAGGGAGGCAACCACTACCCTTACAAGCTGCGATGGACCAACAGCGCAGCTGAGGGCTATATTCCGACAGAGTGGGTAGCGACAGCTAGCAACGACGCTGGCGATGACCTACTAGGAGAGACAGCTGGCGCAATTGTTGGCGCGGCGCGTGTCCGCGGGCAATTATTCATTATCAAAGAGGATGCGATTTATCGTGCCCGCCGTGTGGATGGGCAGTACATCTACGCTATTGAGCGACTCCAGGGCACCACAGGAACCAATGCCCCGAGGGGCTGGGCTGAGGTGCAGGGAGCGTTGGCATTATTTACATCGACTGACGTGCTTGTCTTTGATGGTCAGCGCCAGTCGAGCCTGAGCGATGGCATCGTCAGGAACGCGATTTTCAAAAACCTTAGCGAGCAGTTTTGGGAGAGGAACCAGCTCTACTATCACGGGCCGTCTGAGTTGCTCTTCGTCGCCGGGGTTACAACTGGCGACCGACTGACCCAGGCTCACATCTACAACCCGAATACGCGCACATGGGGGCATAGGACGCTGCTGAACTCCTACGGCTTTGACACGGCATACCTAAAGCTGAATCTGAATGTCCCGACTTGGAATGAGTTTCCTGAGCCGACTAACCCGGATGTGCGTGCAAGACAGCCTCGGTGGAACGTTAACGGGAGGTGGGAAGATCAGACTGACGGCACCTGGAACAAAGGTGTGTACCAGCCCTCGGTGCCTGACATCATCGTCTACGAGAGCAACAACAAACCGGCGAATAATGGTGGCGAGTTCTGGGTCAGCTTCATCTATGGAGTCCGCCCAGTCGAATGGGATGGTGCAACTAAAAACTGTGTTGCTCAGCGGGTCGGGATACCGATCAACAGCGTGCCTGGGTTAGCGCAGATTACTGAAGTCTGGTTTGAGATGGAGGGTCAGGAACCGGTCCAGTTTCAGGTTGGCGCTCAAGAAACAGAACAAGGCCCGATTACATGGAGTCCGATCTACGAAGGCATTCCGTTGCGTAATGTCCATTTGGACCCGAGGCTGACGGGGCGGTTCATCTCCTGGAAAATCAGCAGCAAGAATGGGAGTTACTGGAAGCTCTCTGGTTTAACTTTCCGGTGGGAGTCAGCCGGTGAAAGATAGAGGCACTCGCGGTGGGGCTGGAATCCCTTACGTCCCAGACGCAACGCCTGAGGCATCGATTGACCCGCTGCTGACAGACTACATCCGCCGGGAACTGGAGAAGATTCAGGACTACACTCAGGATATTGGTGACCGATTAGCGGCAGCAGAGTGGTCGGTTGGGCGCAGGAATATTCTCATCAATGGTGGGTTCGATATTTGGCAACGCGGAACGTCGTTTACTTCTAATGCTACCGCAGGCTACCAGTATACGGCTGATCGTTGGAGGGTTAATTGGAGTGGCGCGAGCGGAACTGCTTTACGCAATACAGCATCCCCTGGTAATAAGCAAACGCTAGGGAATGGTTTTTATCTAAATGTTACGACATCGAGCGATTATACAGGCATTCTTCAGGTAAGAGAAGGAGGAATTAGGTATCAGGGTAAGAGACTAACTGCATCTGGCTACATTCGTCAATCAGGCAACAGGACGCTGTATAGTCAATGCACTTTGTATAACAGAACAAACTTGGAAAATGCTGCTGATTCCAATATAGTCAATATAACGGAGTTATTGCCTAGTCTTGAAAGATATCATCAAATTTCATGGAGCCTAACGCCCCCTACAATTCCATCTAATTGGGCGCACACGGATGACATTACTCTGGCTTTCACGCTATGCAGTACGTATGGCGATAATTCTACTGATCCTTGGTCTTTCGGGATATTCAATGCCCAGCTTGAAGAAGCCGATAGGGCAACCCCGTTTGAGATACTGCCTGTTGCTGAAACGCTTGCTTTGTGCCAGCGTTACTATATTGCCATATATGGGGAATTAGGTTTATTCCCTCAAGAAGCATCAGCAACAAATACATTAAGACGATTAATTTTACCTTTTCCAACAACGATGAAGTCTACTCCAGCTTGTTCAGTCTCTAACGTCGTCAATGGATCAATAACAAGTATATCTCCATACAAAGACTTGGTTCGTCTTTATGGTCCTGCAAGCGCTGCGAATCAATATCTTTATTGTCTCAACTTAATCGCGGATGCTGAGATATGAAAATCAAGAAAGCAAAAAAGGTTAAGAAGGATAAGGACTTTCCAGATGCGCCGCCAATGATTGAGACCGAGATGGACGACGGCACTATCTGGTTTATACCTGAAAATCCTGATACTTGGCACCGCGATTTGTTGCAAGAGTTCCTGGCTGACGGGGGAGAGATTGTTGAGCCATCTGCTAGAGGTTGATTTACGGATTCCTGGCATCTGGCAGAAGGTACGGCCATATGCCGAGTCTGCTATCGAGAAGACGTGCTTCAGCGATCTAAATGTTGATGATTTACTGCCGCTGTGCTTGTCTGGTCAGGCGAAGGCATGGATCATCGTTAATGGAGAGGATGTGATCGGCGCAGGTGTCACGACGATCAAGCGATACCCTCGACGGTCGCATCTGGAGATCGCGTTCTTCGGTGCGGAAGAGGGGTCGGAGATTTGGGACCAGCACTTTGGGGACGTAGTGGAGCACGCGAGAGCGAATAATTGCGATACGATCTCCATGAGCGGTCGGGTGGGCTGGGCGAGAAAGCTGAAGTCTATGGGCGTGCCAGTCCGAACGAAACAGGTTGTCGAAGTTGATCTAGGTGAAATGCCATGACTGGAAGCAGCGCTTCCGCTACTGCCGGTAGCGGCTATCAAAGCGGTACGAGTTCAAACATGAACTCTGCCGGCTCATCGTCGAGCCAGACCGGACAATCCACCTGGATTCCGAACTCGGCGATGGACAACAACTACGGGCAGGCGAACCAACAACTCGACTACCTGCAATCCACGCCAAGTGGTTACTTTTCTGGGCAAACTTACGCTAGTCCAAGTACACCAACCCAGGAAAGTGCGCAGACGCTCTACAACACGATGGGGCTCGGCAACACGGCGATGAACAATCTCGCCAACAACGCCGGTGCAAGTCAAGGATACTACAATAATGCATCTCAGGTAACATCTGCTGGTGTTCCATCGTACCTCCAAGCAGCAAACAGCGCACAGAATGCGTCAGGAACTCAGCAGGGCATCAACAACATGTCTCTGGGCAACTACGGGTTCCTGAGCAACGCCGCGGATGTCGCCAACAATCCCTATGTGCAGGGGCAGGCGCAGGCACTTACCAATCAGCTAAACCAAAACTTCGCGGAGAACCTGCTGCCGACGATTAATCAGGGTGCCAACCAGGTCAATGCCCTCGGGTCGAGCCGGCAGGGTCTAGCACAGGCGAAGGGCATGGAGACCACGCAAGATGCAATTTCCGAGGGGCTGGCGAGCCTGTATGGGTCCGCGTACAACACCGGAATAGGTGCGCAGCAGAATGCGTTGTCATATACCGACAACATGCTGTCGAACCAACTTGCTCCAGCTCAGGCCCAGGAGTATTCAGGCAACCTCTATGGCACCGCTGGTAGCCAGCTTGGTAAGGCAGGCGAGTACCAGCAGCAAGGGCTCACTGATTACACCACGAACATGCAGAACGCGATGGATATTGGTACGCAGGGCGCAGAGAACGCAAGTACGGCTGGAAAGAACATCGAAAGCTATTGGCAGAGCGCAATCGATGACGCGGTGGATCGGTACAACGCCCAGTATGAAGAGCCGTGGGACCGGCTGGATAGTTCGTCCGATGTTATCAACAGCCTGTTTGGCGCACTCGGTACGGATTACACGTCGAGCACGTCGCAGACGACCAGTCAATCTTCTGGCAAGAGCCAGGATACCGGCTATAACCTCGCCGACGAATTCAGCATCGGCAAATAGGAGGCATCATAATGGCTTCAGCAATGTTAGGCAGTCTCACCGGCAACGACGGTGACAGTTACTACAACAGCCTAGATTGGGACACTGGTTCCGACAACGCTGAGGATGTACCGAGCTACAAGATCGATACGTCTCAGGATTATGGTGGCGTCGGCTATACTCCGTACCAGCAGAGCTACACCACCGAGAACAAGCCGAGCTGGATGCAAGGCATCTGGGACATGCCCGAGTGGGGCTACGACGTGTCCGGCAATGCGCTCACGCAGTCAGATCTCCAGCCAGCAAGTCAGTCGTCAAGCGGGTCCAGTGGTAATACTGGTCAGGCTTCGAGCGGCAATAACAGCGGGTATACGACAAGTGGTGACTATCAGTATTACCTGGATTTGATGAACCAGCAAAGGACGGCTGAGGGTAAACCTGTAGTCTCAACTACTGGCACTGGGGGCACAAAATGACTACTGATGACTCCATTTGGGACCAAATACTTGATTGGATCAATTCGCAGAACAACAGTACTGGCGGATCAACGATCTCAGAACGTAACGGGCAGGAGAGCGCCTATGCCGCACAGAATGCAGCAAGCTCTGCAGGGTCGGCATCATCGTCGGCAAACCAGCAAGCGCTGAACTCAGCCTACGGGTCGCAGGCATCATCGTCACCATACAAGGACCAGGGGACCAGCGAGGATGTCTGGAACTCTATCAACCAGAAGAAGTCGAGCGACTCCGACTACAAGACGTTTGGCGATAATGTGTCAGAGTGGTGGAGTAACAAATAATGAATCAAGCGCTGGTCCAACTGCTACTTCAGGCTATCCTTGGGCAGTCAGGAGGGGCAGCTTCAGGAGCAACTTCGCGCAGTAGCAACAGACCGCGACTGGGCGGAAGTGGCCAGATTGCGCAGCGCCGAGACCGCGGTGGCGCATCGGCAGCCGCACATGCAGCCGCTTCAGCAGGCTCTGCGTCGAGTTCGATGAACAACTCCATGCTTGGTCTGGCAGGTCGCCAGCAAGCGCGGGCGCAGCCGTACCGTTCGCTCGGCACTGCCAGCAAACTGCCTGCTTTACAGGCTGAGAAGGCGAGGCAGGAGGCGCAACAGCAAAAACTGCTAGAAGAGATGGCTGCTGAACCATCTGGGAGCGCCGTACAGCCTGTGCAGGGAAATGTTAAGGTCGAGCTTGACGAGCCATACGGGAGCGAGCAGGAGGGAACGCAGGGGAGTGCTTACGATACAGCGCCCAGGGGCGAGGTAATCTTGCCGGAGGGGCAAGAAGACATCAACCCTGAGTTCAAAGACCGTCTACAGGTTGCTTCTGGTATATTTGGTTCTCCGATCACAACGACATCTGCACATCAGGCAAGACCGAACAGGCAAGGATCTTACCACCCGCGCAAATTGGCTGTCGATATTGACATGAGCGGGATGGATGACAAAGAACGGTTCCGCTTGGGCCAATCGCTCAAGCAGGCTGGCATCCTACGCTTCGGCACATACGACAACCACCCGAATATGCTGCACGTCGATATGGGTGACCATCCGACTGCCGGCACTGGTGGGTACATGCACAATGCCACAGGGCGCGAGTTTGACAATGCGCCCGAATGGATGCGTAACCTTAAGAAATGGCAGGCCGAACCATGGGCGACTGCTGATGCTGGCGCTATTGGCGGTGGTGCCGGCGCGGATGATCTTCCTGGCGTACCATATG